GAGGGCTTCTACAGTTGCCATTGTAGGCTCAGCTTCGTACTGCTCGGTCATGATGTCTACCATCTCGTCCGTGTAGTTAACTGCTGAATCCGCCATAATTTTTTCTCCCTGTGTTTGTTTGTTTATGCGACTATTATACAAGCCGAAGGTTAAAATGTCAAGAACTTTTTTCACTGTTGGTCTCCAGAAGATCGCAGAGTTTTGTGATAAGAGCCAGTCGTCCTTCTGCTTTGTTGTTGTAGTTAATTGTATACCAGTTGTCTGTTGTTGTCAATACCCTTTCTTTGAGTAGGGTCATCTCGTCATAATATGATAATGCTCGTTCGTCGTTTGGTGACAACTTCCAAAACTTGAGAGGTGAATACTTTCTTTCCTTGATCCTGTTAGATTGTTCTTGCTCGCTGATAGACAGCCAGAACTTAATAATTCGTACTGGAAACTGCTCTTCCCACTCATTTACATTAGTCATAAACTCTTGGTACTGTTGCTCTGAGCACCAGCCATTTATAGCTTGAACCATTGCTCGTGAGTACCAAGACCTATCATAAAATACTACCTGAGGCCCAAAAGGCATTTTACTCTTCCAGAAGTCTAACCAATTGTTCATAGTTTCTTTACTAGGCTTGGTAGATAGCTGTACGCTAAACTTGCTGACGGGCAGATAGTGTGTTACCTCTCGGATCGTAGATGATTTACCCGCAGTGTCACGACCTTCAAGCACAACTGCAGTCGGACCGAAGTTGTCTGACATTACGATTTGATTGAGCCGAGCCTGTTGGATTTGTAATTTATTCATCTGTTCTCCTAAAGTATGCGTATATTATACAAGCCTCGTGCTTCTCTGTCAAATGTTTTTTGCGGGATTGCTCATAAAATATCGGAAAGGAACTCCCGGGGGCCGCGCGCGGGGTTTTCGTGTCAAGTTTTATTTTGCCCAAATCTTCTAAAATTTTCGCAAATTATAGCACCCGTTGCGGGGTTTGCCCTAATTATCTCATATTTGCCCGCGCCTGTAAAGACTAGACTGTGGCTAAATTAATTTGCGCAATCGTGCAAAAAAGACTTGACATGCGCACCCGTTGCGCGTATAATCGGCGCCCGGCCCTTTTCGGGGTCGAATGTTGACTTTGCACTGGCGCAGAAAGACTTGCCCAATCAAAAATAATTTTGTGCACACCCGCAAAAAAGACTTGACATTGGTAGCTTTTGCACGTATTCTGGCGCAGAGCAAATGTGGTCGAATGTCGACTTTGCACTCTGGCGCGGGGGCGCCGCCCTGGTCATGTCAAGGCGCCGCCAACAGGTTATATGCGGGGAGGCTTACCCCGAGAGAATCAGCCAGCCAAGCCCCAACAATAATGCTATGTCGGCGGAAACGGAATAGGCCATATAGACCGCAACAAGGATTTTCCAAAATTTAGTATCACGCATTGACGATTCTCCAAGGTTGAGCGTTCATTATGCCATAGGGCACAGATTTTTTGCAAGCGTAGCAAGCCGCCATAATTTCGGTCTCGATAATCGCATCCGATAGCGCGGTATGATCTTCGATGAAACCATGGTCGCCCGAGCAGAATCGATAGGCGTATTCAGCGCCCGTCCGAATGTTGCCCTTGCTAGAAACCCAGCCGTTAGCCCTCGCAATATCTTTGTAAGTTTGCTGGGACAATTTTGTCTCGCAAGCAAATTGCCAAATGTCGAGCATTTCCATCGCTGGCATAATAGGGCCGAGGCCCAACAGCTTGTTAGTCTGTCGCATCACGCGACGGTCAAAGCCGAGATTGTAAGCAGCCAGAACATTCACGCCGAAAGCGTCAACGTCGATTTGCATTTCAGCAACAATCGAAGCCCAAGGCGTGAGCGCAATAGTGTTGCGGTCGAGCATGGGGGCGTAGTGGGTGAACAATTTTTTCGCATAGAATGCGCCCATCATTTTGCTGGCATCGGTGAAGATTTCTTCAACAAGGAAATTTTTGCGAGTGAGAATAACGCCCTTGCGGTCGGCGATGGTATAGCCAACATCATAGACGTTGCCCGCGAGATCGCAAGCCTCGGTGTCCAGAACCATGATGATTTTTTTAGCGATAGTCATTATGCGATCTTCCTTGCAATGTATGAGTTAAATTGTACCGGATCAATAACGCGGAGTCCAGCGCCGCGCATGGTGTTTTGAACGTCGATTGAATCGTCGAACATAATTGAATCGTGCGCGAATTGAACCCAGTTCACGCCCATGCTAGCAGCCATGCCGCGCAGTTTGGCTAGCTTGAGTTCGCCGCATGGTCGGGCATCGCCTTCGCCCATACGATGAATAACAGGCCCACCATTGGGTAGCAGCCCTTGCATTCGCAGGAATGCAAAGTCGCCCTTGCCCATCACGCGGCTAGTGCAAATCCAAACGTCCAAGCCGTCGAGAATCGCGGTCTGCATCTTGCCGGCCAACGGAAGCAATCTGTCGCGCATGATATTGCCAACAGTATTCATCCGTCGCCAGTCGTCGAGCGTCTCGCCCTGACGGTGGGACGAATCAATCACCGTCCCGTCGAGGTCAAAAATAAATCGCATAAAAATATCCTCCAATGCCGATTATGTTTAAGAAAACCAGATTATAGCACGAAACGCGCAGCGCTTGCAAGGTCAATAATCCTAGCCCGACGATGGCAAGAATCTTGCCCTCGGTTGAATCAATGATGAAGGGAGCGACGCATAGAGCGCCAGCCCCCAACCAATCGGCTAAGTTGCGGAGCAATCTCAAGCGAGATTGCTCAGGACGACGGATAGCTCCGCCTTGGTGAGATCGCCAGAGCGATCAGGCAATGCTACCGCCTGACGGATAGCATCCGTCAGCTCGGCTTTGGTAATGCCCTTGGCGGCTTTCGCCTTTGGCGACGCCTTGACATATTCCAAGCCGAGATGCTTGGCCTTGGAAATAACCGAGCGATGGCTAACGCCAAAGTCGGCTGCGAGATCCTTCGCGATCTCAAGCGTGAGAGGAGCCGCAGCTTCGAGGGCTGCGATCATTGAGGGAGTGTAGTTAGACATAGGAGTCTCCTGTTAAGTGAGCCTGTATTATAAGGCTAGTCGTGTGAAAGTTATGTGAAAAAATAATGGAGATAAACTGGAGCTTCAAATGAGAATGATTCTCATTTGGCCCCGATGTAAGCGAGCGAGCCACAGAGTGCCGCTAACAAAAAAGTTAAGACGATCAACGCCGCGCCCAAAACCTGCGACAGCCAGAAAGTCGAGCCGGTCACAAAAATCCAGCCGGTATAAAAAACAGCGCCTAACATAACTGTTATGGCGAGCATTAGAAGAATGAGTCCGAGAGTCTTGAGCATAGGTAGCCCCTATCATTGAATGAACCCATAGCCTATACCTATGCAGCGGGGTTGTCAATTGTTTCTTCCTATCAATAGGGGGCGGTTAATAGACCTTGACTATCGCCGCGCCGCGGGCGACCCCAACATGTACGACTTGGGGTTTTTTCAAAACTCTAATTTTGGACAAAACTACGAACAAACCTGCAAATCTCCTAAACCTACCTAAAAATAATTCTTGACTTTCGAGTCTTTTTGTCCTATAATTCTCTACATGGCTAAAGAATTAACCACAATCTCTCCAGAGGGACTTGAAGTAGCAAACTCGTACCTTACTTTCGGAAATATCCGTGCGGTTGTCGAGCAGCTTGGCGTACAAGAAAACAAAGTAGTCGAGCTGTTGAACAAACGCGAAGTAAAAAAGTACATTGACACAGTGTACTTAGACATGGGTTATCGCAACAAAAACAATATTGCAGGCTTACTGGACGAAATGATTGAGAGTAAACTTGAAGAAGCTAAAGAAAGTGGAGTATACTCCAATAAAGATTTAGCTGACTTACTCCAAATGGCCCATAAGATGAGAATGGATGAGATCAAAGCGCAAGCTGAGCTGGAAAAAGCACAAGCTACAAATGTAAAAAATCAAACAAACGTACAGATTAATGAAGGATTACCTTTTGGCCAGGGCAATTATGGAAAGCTCATGGATAAGTTGTTGAAAGATGTCTGATGAAGAGCTACAAGAGCTAAAAACTCAATTTTTAGTCCATGAGAAAGAGTGTGCAGAGCGTTGGAAAACAACTTTTAATAAACTAGATGATATTGATTCGCGCCTTGATAGAGTATTTAACTTAATCATGGCAGGTGGAGCAACTACAATTATGTTTTTGCTTGGTCTAATTTCTACCATAATAATAAATAATTGGTAGTGACTAAGTATGAAACGGAGTACAGATAAAAATGTCTATGAAAGAGATAGGAGCCCCGGTAAGTGGCAAAAACTCCGAACTAGTAGTTATAATACTTATAATTATTTTAAGTATTGTTGGGGCTATTTGGACGGTCAGTACTATCTACTCAAAATTAGAAAGCGTAGAGGAGTATCAGGCCCAGGAAGAGGCCCTCATGATGATGGAGGACCACCCTGCAGAACGAAAGCTCGAAGACAAAGATATAGAGCAATTGCGAGAAAAACTCGAAGCTTTACAAAGTAATTCAAAAACTATCCTTAATCAGCAGCAAGAGCTAGAAAAAACGCTCTTACAACTAGGAGAAACAAGTGGCACAGATAATTAAAAAAGCAACCGAGTGGTTGGTACGCGATGAAAACGGTCTTCACAGATTTAATACTGAAGAGGAGGCAAAGGCTCATGCAGCAGGTGGTGCTGTAAAAGCTCCTGAGCCTGATCTCGAAGAAGATGAAGAGTCCGACGCAGGCTGAATGGTATAAGTATTTCGAAAGCATACAGGATGTATGCCCGTGGTCGTTCAAAGCATATAAGAACAATATGATTAACTTCTATGAAGATGATCTATCTATACGAAATTTAGATGAAAGCGAAGCAAACATCTATATCTTTACTGAAGGTTATTCTGATGATGATTTATACGAAATCGCAGAGGAACTCAATAATATGTACGCCGGATATGAATTTTTATGGTCACATCCAAACTATACGAAAGGAGGAAATAGACAGACTCCTGTTCCGATAATTATACAGCAAGATAGGCAAACATTGGAGATACTTCGTGGTAAACAAAAGACGCCATAAAACTTATATCAAAAAGCGAGATATTTATAAATCTGCAACTGCTGCTCGAAAAAGAGCGCGAGCCCTTGGTCTAAGAGGTATTCACTCACATGGTAGAGGAGATGCAAAGCGCTTCATGCCTGGTAGCTCCCACCAAGCGTATCTAAATAAGGTACAAAAGAGAAAATAATGGCACTGACTGCAAAGCAAAAAAGAAACTTACCTCCTGCCCTCCAAAAAGCTATTATGGCTAAGAAGGGTAAAAAGAAGCCTATGAAAAATGGCAAGAAGCGCGGCAAGAAGCGTTCTGGTCGTGGTTAAGAAACGTGATCCAAGGGTCGGCACGGGCAAAAAACCAAAAGGCTCGGGCCGACGCCTTTATACTGATGAAAATCCGAAAGATACTATTCGGATTAAATTTGCGACAGCAAAAGATGCGAAAGCAACCGTTGCAAAGGTAAAAAGAGTTCGCAGATCGTTTGCTCGTAAAATTCAAATATTAACTGTTGGAGAACAGAGAGCAAGAGTCATGGGTAAAAAGACTGTTGCTTCTATTTTTAAACAAGGTAAAGCGAGTATAAGAAATGCCAGGAACAAACGCAAAAAACGCACCCGGTCCAAAAAGAGGACTTAGAATGAAGGGTAAGCGTATGCAGTCTCACTTACAAAAGATGCTCAGAAAGCATCGAAGGGGTGAAAAGATTGGAGCAACAGCATTAGCTAGATTAAAAGCCAGGGGTCTTATAAAACGTAAATCAGGTAAAAAGAAGCGTGGAAGACTAGGGAAAAGATAATGGCAGTTCGTAGAAAACGTACTACAAAACGTAAAGCAGCACCAAAAAGAAGAAGAGCTGCAAAACCGTTAAGTGCATCAGTAAAAGCTACATTACAGAGAAAAGCAAAAAATAGCAGGTTCACTTATGGACAACTGGCAAGAGTATATCGTCGTGGTCAGGGAGCTTATCTCAGCTCTGGGTCTCGACCTGGTGTATCAATGTCTCAGTGGGCGTTTGGTCGTGTAAACTCATTTATAAGAGGCGGCCACTCACAAGATAATGATATTAAGAGGGGCACAAGTGCGAAAAAGAAGAGCAGTACCAAAAGATAAGAAAACCAAGATACCCAAAAAGTATCTAGGATCAACTAGAGGCTCAAAACGAAGCGAGCTTGCTTCAGTCTTAAAAAGAATATCTAAACTATACAAAGAAGGAAAAACAGTTCCTCCCTCTTTGCTAAAGCGCAGGATTGAACTAGGAAAGAGGAAAAAACGTGCCCGTAAGAAAAGTTAAAGGTGGCTACAGGTGGGGAAGCTCTGGAAAAGTTTATAGAAGAAAGGCGGATGCTTTGAAACAAGCCCGAGCTGCCTACGCAAGTGGGTACAAAGGAAAAAAACGTGGCTCACGCAAAAAGAACAAAAGCTCTTCTTAAAAAACATAAGCTAAGAGGAGTAAATAAACCAAAGCGCACACCAGGACACAAGACAAAGTCTCATATGGTTTTAGCACAAGTTGGGCATAAAACTAAACTAATTCGTTTTGGTCAACAAGGAAAAAAGATAGGAACACTCTCAGGAACAGCCGGAAAACCAAAACCGGGCGAGAGTGCTGCAATGAAGGCGAAACGTAAATCCTTCAAGGCTCGACATGCCAAGAACATCGCAAGAGGAAAGATGTCAGCAGCTTGGTGGGCAGACAAGGTAAAGTGGTAAATGATTATTGAATCAGTTGCGGCCGCTGGCATGTTGCTCCAGCAGATTAATTCGGTGATCCAACAGGTGAACGAAGGAAAGGCGAATGTTCAAACAGCGATGGGGCTAGTATCTGATTTTGGAGATGCTCTAAATCAGTTTGAGGTTACTCGTAAAACTGCAACATTCAATCCTCTATCTACAAATGATATTTTAAAGTTACAAATGCTGCGAAGATCGCAGGAGAGATACCAATATGACTTACGACAATTGCTATTGGTGGCAGACCCAAAGCTACTAGAAGACTATGATAACGCAATTAGAAAGCAAGCAGAGGACCGACGAGCGCACGCAGCTATGATAAAAAGAAGACAACAACAAAGAGAAAAACTTAAACAACAAATATTAGTGGGTGGGACTACTCTAATTATTGGTGGAGGCGTAGCATTCGCTTTCTTTTATTTAGTAATTAAGGCGTTCGGATAATGAATAAAAAACTAGAAAAAGATTCTGAATACGCTCAATATGATACAGACGGTGACGGTGTTGTCACCGATGATGAACTACATACCAGCCAGCATCTTCAGGAGCTAAAGTTGGCTCACGATAAAGCTGATGCACAGAGAGGAATGGCTTGGTTTGCTTTATTTGGGATGTTGCTATATCCATCCCTAATTGTGATCTGCTCTCTAATTAATTTAGATACAGCAGCATCCATACTTGGTGATATAGCGAGTGTGTACTTTGTAGCAATCGCGGGCTTAGTAGCCGCATTTTTTGGAGCATCAGCATGGCAGTCGAAAAAATAATGAATCAGCAACGAAAAGCTAGAGAAGTTATTCAAAACCTGGAGGAGTATAAAAAGATACTTCGACAAAGACAAGCAGAAGAAGATGAAAATCTTTCAGAGCTGCAACTTTGTAGAAAGTATAGTAAGACACGATCAATGGGACAAGAGTAAATGTCAATAGAGATTAGCCGTAAAGATATTCTTTCAGATTATATTTCTGATTACTGCCAAGAAGATAAATTTTTAAAACTCCCAGTAAAGCCTTATATGGACTTACTTGGAATTACTCCTTTACCTTCCCAGGTAGCAATTATAAATGCTATAAATAATCCGAAGTATCGATTTGTCTGCGCGGCAATCTCACGAAGGCAAGGAAAGACATACATAGCCAATATTATAGGGCAATTAGTTTCACTGGTACCTTCGTCTAACATTTTAATCATGTCTCCAAATTATGCTCTCTCGCAAATCTCTTTTGATTTGCAAAGAACCTTGATAAAGCACTTTGATCTTGAAGTTGTTAGAGACAATGCAAAAGATAAAGTGATTGAAATATCCAATGGCTCTACCATACGCATGGGATCGGTAAATCAAGTTGACTCGTGCGTAGGTAGATCTTATGACTTAATAATCTTTGACGAAGCGGCACTCGCTGATGGCAGAGATGCTTTTAATGTCGCTCTTCGTCCAACACTAGATAAAGATAATTCAAAGGCAATTTTTATATCTACACCTCGTGGTAGAAATAATTGGTTTGCAGAGTTTTTTGATAGGGGATTTATTGATGACTTTCCGGAATGGATATCTATTAAAGCTAGTTATAAATCTAATCCTAGAATGTCTGAAACGGATATTCAGGAAGCTAAAAAATCTATGTCCGAGGCCGAGTTTAGACAAGAGTATGAAGCCGACTTTAATACTTATGAGGGACAAGTTTGGAGCTTCAAGTTTGAGGAATGTGTCGGTAACTTCACTGAAATAGATACCTCTACAATGGATGTATTTGCTGGTCTTGATGTTGGCTATCGAGATCCCACAGCTTTTTGTGTTATTGCATATTCTTGGGAAGAGGAAAAGTATTATCTTCTTGATGAGTATTTGGATGCTGAAAGAACCACAGAGCACCATGCCCGAGAGATAAGAGAGCTTATAGATAAGTGGGATATTGATTATATCTATATTGACTCAGCCGCACAACAAACTCGTTTTGACTTTGCACAGAACTATGATATTACTACAGTAAATGCTAAAAAATCTATCCTTGACGGAATCTCTCATGTAGAAGGAATAGTAGATAATAATAGACTACTTGTTGATCAGTACTGCAAAGAAACCCTCCAATCGTTAGATCAATACCAGTGGGACCCAAATCCAAATCTTTTAAAAGAGAAACCAAAGCACAATCGTGCGTCACACATGGCAGATGCATTGCGGTATGCACTGTATTCATTTGAAACATCAAACAGCGGCTTTTAAAGATACCATGTCAAAAATAATGTTTGACATGCTACCTTATGTTCGCTATAATTCTGGTATTCGAAAATGGATCTAAAAAGAGACCTCGTAAAATACATAAGAGATAAAGCAAAAAACAAATATGAAAAAGGCACTGAGTGCTATATTTGTGGGGAAACAACAGAACTTGATTTTCACCATTTTTATTCTCTAAGCCCACTAGTACATAATTACGTTAAAAAGAACAAGTTGCTTCCTGAGAATGTTTTATCTTTTCGGGAAGATTTCATACAAGAACATTGGGCAGAGTTGTATGAACATACAGTTACACTATGCCATGCACACCATCTAAAACTGCATAAAGTGTATGGAAGAGATCCTGGTTTAGGAACTGCAAAAAAGCAGGAAAGATGGGTAGAGATTCAAAGAGACAAACATGGCATGGTATGATAGGTTCAGAAGAAATACGAATATAGCGGAGGAAGAGAAGTTAAATCCTGCGCAACCCTATTATGACCATAAAGATATATCTTCCAGAGAAGATACTTTTTCATATGAAGCAGCGTATGAAGAATTAGAAATAGTAAATAGGGGTGTAAATATTATAGTAGATGACGCTGCCGAGATTCCTACTATAGTAGGTCGTCAGATAGCTGGACTACAAAGTATACAAAAAGGTATAAAAAGGTCTAGGGTAAGCCTCCTTCTAAATAGTGAGCCAAACCCTTTTCAAGATATAAATACCTTTAAAAGAAATCTAATAACAGACTTTATATTAGATGGTAACATTTTTATTTACTTTGATGGGGTTCACTTATATCATCTACCCGCATCAAAAATGACAATACACTCTAGCGAAACTACATATATTGAAAAGTTTTCATATAATAACGCAATAGAGTATAGGACTAACGAAATAATACATATTAAAGATAATTCTTTTTACTCTATTTATAGGGGAGTTTCTCGCTTAAAGCCTGCACTAAGAACAATGGTTCTTACACAAAACATGAGAAAGTTTCAAGACAACTTTTTCAAGAATGGAGCAGTACCAGGATTAGTACTTAAAAGTCCAAATACTTTAAGTGAAAAGATAAAAGAAAGAATGATTCAGTCTTGGACAGCTCGGTATAGACCCGATGCAGGAGGGAGACGCCCTCTTATTCTTGATGGCGGTATAGAACTAGATCAAATCTCAAACACTAATTTTAGAGAACTAGACTTTCAAGATGCAATCCAAGAGAATGAAAAAATTATACTAAAAGCTTTGGGTGTACCGCCCATAATGCTTGATTCCGGTAATAATGCAAATATTCGTCCAAACATGCGAATGTATTATTTAGAAACGATTCTACCTATAATTAAGAAACTTAATTTTGGTTTAGAAAGATATTTTGGATTTAGTTTAAGAGAGGATATTAGCGATATCCCTGCGTTACAGCCAGAGTTAAGAGATGCAGCTTCATACTATACTTCTCTTGTAAATGGTGGTATAATAAGTCCAAATGAAGCAAGACAGCATTTAGGTTTTGATGAGGTAGATGGTCATAGTGACTTAAGAGTTCCTGCAAATATAGCGGGCAGTGCAGTAAATCCAGATGAAGGCGGCAGGCCAGAGGAAGAAGATGGTAATGAAGGTTAGACTCCGACAAAAACATGCTATAGCAAATAAAGTAGCAGACTTCTTAAAAGAAGAAGGTTCTGTTTTAACAAAAGTAACCTATAGTTCACACCCTAATGCGCCTGTGCGCTATCCCATTATTCAAAAGTTTTTTAAAACGTATGGCGGCCTTCTTGCTTTTTTAGAGCAATATCGCCCCGATGCTTTCCCCTCAGAAGATTCTACAGAGGATGAGGCAAGTAGTGAGGATCCTTTGAAAGCTCTTTCTAAGAATTCCACTATTGGAGCAGCTTAATGACTGAACCTTGCAAAAAATGTGGACGAGAAGATTGTGAGTGCGGGGACGATTGTCCTTGTGGAGAAATTTTATGAATAAAATTTTTAATTTAACCTCTACTTTTAAATCACAACAAGCTGAAGACGGCGGCGTTGTAATTAGAGGTATGGCAAGCACAAACGACTTTGACCGCGCAGGAGATACTATCTCGGCGGACGCGTGGGCAAAGGGCGGGTTAAGAAACTTTGAAAAGAACCCTATTATTCTTTTCAATCACGACTATGATCGACCTATTGGTCGAGCTACAGGCTTAAAAGTAACAGATAAAGGTCTGGAGTTAGAGGCAAAGATTAGTAAGTCTGCGCCCGCAAATGTATGTGAGTTAGTTAAAGAAGGTATCCTTGGAGCTTTTTCTGTTGGTTTCCGAGTCAAGGATGCTGATTACCTAGAGGAAACTGACGGATTAAAGATAAAGGACGCTGAATTGTTTGAAGTATCGGTAGTATCCGTTCCTTGCAATCAAGAAGCTACTTTTTCTCTGGCAAAGTCTTTTGACTCTAAAGCAGAGTATGAAGACTTTAAGAAAACTTTCACCAATCGTGTAGATCTAGCCGGTCAGTCTCTGGCTAAGGATGAAGATATATCTTCTAATGTAGCTAGTGAAACACCGGACGGAACCGAGGAGGTTCAAAAGGAGATCCAAATGTCTGAAGTTAATACTCCAGAAATCGACTTGGAAGCATTTGCTAAGAAGGTAGCAGAGGAAACTGCTGCTAAAATTGCAATGAAGCAAGCCGAAGCAAAAGCTGCAGAAGAAGCTGCAGCACAAGAAGCTGCGCAGAAAGCAGAGGCAGAAGCCGAAGCAAAAGCTCAGCAAGAAGAGGAAGTTAAGTCAGCCGTAGTTACCGCAGTAGAGAGTGGTACCGAAAAACTTATGGCGGACGTAGAAGAAAAGATGCAGCAAAAAGATGCTGATCTTGCAGAAATTGTAGCTCAATATAAGAAAGAGCTCGAAGAAAAGAATGATGAGATTACAAAGATTCGCGACTCAAAGCGAGTATTCTCAGATCGTTCAGACAAAGGGGACTTATCCGCTTGGCAGAAAGAGTTTATGAATGCTCACATGCTGGGTGTGGTAACTGGCAAAGGTTGGGAAACCGACTACGCTAAGTCAATCTTTGAAAAAGCAGGTGTTACTTTCACAGCAACTACTTCTGCTGGAATTGACGTAGTTGTATCTTCTGCAATTGAAGCAGAAATCATGAATGAGCTTAAAGTAGCTCGTTTGTTCCGTGAAATCCCTGTTGCCAGCGGTGCTACGGTGCTACCTATTCAGCCTGATTCAGATAAGGCAGAGTTTACTGCAACTGGTGCAGACGTTAGCTTGCAGAACAAGGGTGGAAGTGGTAACAACTTTGCATCTGCTCAGAAGATCCTTAATGCTTATCGTCTAGTATCAATTACTGCTATTGATAACAATACGGAAGAGCAGGTTGTTGTTAACTTGATGCCTATGCTTGTAGATGCAATCGCACGAGCACATGCGCGTGCAGTTGAGGATGCAATTCTTAATGGAGCAGGCTCCATTACAGGTCTTGCAGGTGAAGCAGACTCTGCCGCTTTCGATTACGATCTTAGTGGCAACGGTAGCTCTCCTCACACCAACAAGCTAACTTCAGCTAACTTGCTTGATCTGCGTCAAGGCATGGGCAAGTACGGTATGAATCCTTCAGACGTTGTATACATCGTAAGCCAGCAAGGCTACTATGACTTGCTTGATGATGCTTCATTCCAGACTCTGGATGAAGTCGGTAACGACTTGGCAGTGAGAGTAACTGGTACGCTGGGTGCCGTATTCGGCTCTGCAGTTGTTGCTTCTGAAGAAATGGCTATGACAGCCGGCAACGAAGTAGCATTTGCAGTTAACACCCGCAACTATGTGATTCCTCGACTTCGTGGCGTAACTGTTGAGCAAGATTACGAAGTACGTGCACAGCGTAAAGTAATCGTTGCTTCTCAGTCTCTTGGTTTTGAAGAGTTGGTAGCAGCCTCTGGTGGCGACAAGCCTTCTATCAAGATCACTAACGTAGCTTAATATTTTTTAAGCCATACAACCTGGGGCGGTTCGCCGCCCCAAGTTTTTACTAATATACTCATGGCAGATTTAATTACATTAGCACAATATAAAGAAGCTGAAGGTTTATCAAATCCAAAAGATGATTTACGCCTTCAAACTCTAATTCCAGCTATAAGTCAATTAGTAAAAACTTACTGCGGTAATTCTATAATAGATTTTTTCTCTACAAATAAAGTAGAAGAGTTTAATATTGACTGGGGTACTTATCTTGTACAGCTTACAGAGAGTCCAGTTAATGCTATTGTTTCTGTTCAAAAACGAGATTCTGTCACAGCTAGTTACACCACCGTGCCGAGCACAGAGTATTATCTAGACAAAAAGACGGACAGTGTGCTATATGTGGCAGGATCTGGTTATAAAGACTGGCCAAGGGGTGCAGCGGCAGTAAAGGTAACGTACACTGCAGGGTATTCAAGTACTCCTACAGACTTAAGATTAGCTGTAAATGACTTAGTAACGTACTATTTTAAGCGCGAGCATAAAGAAAGAAGAACTCTCGGAGGAGCAACTATACAAAATCAGGGCACTACATCTTTGCCGGATGGTGTAGGTTTTCCCGACCATATAAAAAGAGTTCTTGATTTATATAAAAACTTCTAATGGCTCAAAGAGACTTAAAACAGTTACTAGAAAGACTAGATGCAGAGCTGGGTAAAAACTCAGAAGCATACAGACGTTTAGTTTCTGATACAAAAGCTCATTATCTTACTATAGAGAAAGCAACTCTAACAAAAGAAATAAAACAAGAGATGCTATTGAGAGGAGGATTTAAGAAACTTCCAGATAGTATAGAAAAAATTATTATTGATGAAGTTGACTTGATGTTTGATTATTTCAAAAAAGTTCTTCATCCCTCTAATTTTGAAGGCAATAGGCGAGTATATTATACTTCAGATTTTAAAGCTACATCTAAAAAGCTTACAGTAATGATTGCTGTAAAAGATGGAAAAGGTACAAGAAAAGTTTTTCAATATTTTAGAAGAATAAAGCAACGAGCCCAAAAAAGATTAGTACAAAATTTAAATAAACAAATAAAAATACTAAATAATTCACGAAAAAATAAGTTAGAAGAAATTGATCCAGCAGCTTTTATAAATATTGGCCACTCTGAAGGTTCGGCAGTTTCTTCACAACGAAAAGCAGCAGTTCAAAATGCTTTATTTATGTTTTCGTCTAAGGCTGATCCTTCTGTAGCTCCTTTTATAAGGGAACTATCAGATAATATAGGTTTTTCTGTTACGAGAAGGCCAGGAAAACGAAAAGACTATGTCGATATATCACTAGAAAGTGATTATCTTAATAAAAAGAGAGGTAGAGAGGAAGAAAGAAAAGCTGCCGGTGATATAAATAAAAATTTACAAGCGATCGTAGAGAAATTAGACGTACCAAACTTAAAAGGCTCTATGAGTAGCAGGGAGCGAAGAGAAGCTGAGATACTGAATAATTTTGCAGACATAAAAGGTCGAAAAATAAAAAACAGTATTAAAAAACAAAAAATTGACAGCAAAAAGGCTAAGGCTACAAAAACTCGTAAAACTAAAGCATCCAAGGGAAAAGGCTTTAATGATAATATAAAAGCGGGTGTAATTAAATTTAGCGATAATGAAAATAGAAAGCAATCAAGTATAACTTTATTTGCTTTACTAAACCAAAAGCTACCAGAAACTGTTATTAAAAATATGAAGTTTCCAAGACTTGAAAACAGAACAGGAAACTTTGCTGGAAGCGTAAGAGTTACAGATATATCTACAACTCGACAAGGATATGCAAGTATAGGGTATACTTACCAAAAAGATCCTTATCAAGTTTTTGAAAGTTCTAGCGGTACTAGATTTAGTAGCGCTGAAAGAGACCCAAGATCTCTTATAGATAAGTCTATAAGAGAGATAGCGGCACAATTGGTGACAACTCGTTTATATACTAGGAGACTTTAGTGAGCAGCACAGAAAGAACTTATACTTCGCGACGCTCTAATATAGTAGAGGCTCTAACAACAAAGTTAAAAGACATAAACGGAGCGGGAGCATACTTAGTAGATTTAAATAATCAAGTATTTCCCTTTTTAAAGTTCTGGGATGAAGTTGATGAGTTCCCTGCAGTACATTTAAATGCAGGAAGCGAAACCAGACAATATCAAGCAAGTGGGTATAAAGATAGATTTCTAGTAATAACTATTCGTTGTTATGTAAATGAAGAAGATGCTCAAGATGCTTTAAACAGGTTAATGGAAGACGTAGAAACAGTTATTGAAGAAAACTCAAGATTAGAGTATGTGGATAAACTAAATAACGCTTTTACTACTCAACAAATAACGGTCGTCAGTATTGATACTGATGAAGGAGTACTGGAACCTCTTGGTGTTGGAGAAATACTAATAGAGGTTCGATACTAGAAAATACTGGCAAGAACAGACGTTCACGTCCAAGTCTTTTCAAGATACATAGGAGATAGACTATGGCAGTTGATACTTTATATTTTAGTAGAGATACTAAGATGTATGTTAAGATTGGAAACACAAATGTATGGGAAATTCCTGTACTAGATGGATTCAGCTTTACACAAGCAAATAATTCTACCGAAGTAGTTCTTGCAGAAATGGAAGACTCAAATGGTATTAGTAAGCGTGGACGTCGTGTATTTAATGACTCTCTAGCCCCAGTGGAGTGGTCTTTTAGTACTTATGCTCGTCCTTTTAAATCTGCGGGATCAAATACTGCAGGAAATGCTGAGAAAAATGGCACTCAAGCACATCATGCTGTAGAAGAGGTACTTTGGGCTTTGATGGTTGGAGATGCAGCCTACACTGCACCTGGAGCAAGCCAAGCATTTGCTTTAACAGGTTTCACTTCAGATGCTACAGACTTAGATATTGCATTTAGTAGCTCTAATAAGTCAACACTTGGTACAGCAGATATCTTCTTCTCTCTTGATGATGGAGGTTCTCACGGTGTAGTATACAAGATGGCAGATGCAGTTGTAAATGAAGTAACCATTGATTTCGATATTGATGGAATTGCAACTCTTAATTGGTCAGGTTTCGCAAAAACTCTAACAGAGGATTCTAAGCCTACTCGAACTGTTTTTGAGGCCATTAACTCTACGAACAACTATATTCGTAACAGACTTACGCAGCTAACAATTACTGCAGGAGATACTACAACTTTCCCAGGTTCTGGAAGTGGTGTGTATACTCTTACGTTGATTGGAGGCTCAGTAACCGTATCAAATAATATGACATTCCTTACTCCTGAAACAATTGGAGCCGTAAACTTGCCTTTGGGACATGTTACGGGTGCTAGATCTATTAGTGGTACTTTTAGTTGTTATCTTGGATTGGATTCTGGTACTAATACAGGAACATCAACAGATTTCTTTAATGACCTAACCTCGGCGGCTGCTAGAGCTAAAGTTGTAAACTCTTTTGCTACAGAGTTTAAGATTGGAGGCACATCAGCCCCTTTCTTAAATATGACTTTCCCAACGGCACACTTTGAGATTCCAAGTCACTCTATCGAAGATGTTATTTCATTAGAAACAACCTTCCAAGCCTTGCCATCTACAATTGCAAGCACAAATGAAATGACACTAAAATATAAGGGAGTAACTCCTGACTAATAAAAAGGGGCTTCGGCCCCTTTTTTCTTTCTACATGTAAAAAAATAATTCTTGACATTTTTCCTCTTTTTTCTTATAATATAACCTTCAAAAAAGCTATTATTTTTTAAAAGGATTTTATATGAGCGATGCACCTGTTTCTTTAGCGAGTTTAATGACTCCAAGTAAAACTGTTACTATTGATTTTCCTGGCTATACAGGAATGTCGGTAGATCTCTGCTACTTAGCACGAGAGGAGCTAATTAAGCTACGAAAGAAGTGTATTACTACAAAATGGAATAAGAAAACCCATCAAGCAGAAGAAGAACTGG